GTGTCCTGGCACGGACTCTCCACACCTGCGCCGAACTTGGCCCCCCGTTGACAGGAGGTGACCGTGATGGATGGCGGTGACCTTCTCGCGGCAGTCGACACGACGCTCGGTAGCGTCCCGGCCGAGGACGGCAAGGATGCTGCGCTGCGTGAGCTGGCCCGCCGCTACGCGGGCCTGATCGACGGCGCCGCGGACCTCGCGGAGGACCTCGCGAACCTGCCGGACCCGGAGAACGGGAACGACCGGCAGGCGCTCGAGGCGCTGCGCCGCCGCGCGGGTGAGGTGGAGACGGCGCGGGACCTCGGTCCCAAGCTGCTGTCGACGCTGCAGGCGCTCGGCGTGGGTGTTGCCCCTGCCGCGGCGGCTGCCCCGAGCAAGGATGCCGCGCCGGTCCTGCCGCCGGCCGTGTCGGCGCTCGAGGCTATGCGCCGTCGCCGCCTGGCGACCTGATCCGGTGGGCCTCGCTGAGGTGGCGGCCGAACCGGTCGTCGGCTCGACGTTGCCGCGAGTCTTCACGCCGCCGCAGGTTGCGGGCGCGCGGGGCGAGTGCCCGTGTGGCTGCTCGCTCTCGCGGGACACGTCGTATGGCTTCGACGTCATCGACTTCGCGCGCGACGTGGTCGGCCGGCCGCTCGACGATTGGCAGGCCTGGCTCGTCGTCCACGCGGGTGAGCTGCTGCCGGATGGTCGGCCGCGGTTCAAGAAGGTGCTCGTCGTCGTGGCCCGGCAGAACGGGAAGACCGAGCTGTGCGTGATCCTGTCGCTGTTCTGGCTCTACATCGTCGGCGCCCGCGAGCTCGACGAGGACGGCCTGCCGATCGGTGACCCTGTCCTAGTTCTCGGAACTAGTACAAAGTTGGACTACGCCAAGGAGTCGTGGAAGAAGGCGGTTCGCCTCGCGCGCCGCTCTCCCGCCCTCAAGGCGCTGCTGCCGAACAACCGGAACAAGGGCGTCCGCGAGGCCAACGGCGAGCAAGAGCTGTCGGTCCTGCCGCACCCGGACGCGCTCGACGACGACGCGAACCGCTACAAGATCGCGCCGGCCAACGAAGAGGGCGGCCGGTCGCTGTCGCTGGACCTCGCAATCCTCGACGAGCTGCGCCAGCACCACGACAACTCGGCGTGGGACGCCATCGTCCCGGCGACGAACGCCCGCCCGCAGGCTCAGGTCGTCGCCATCACGAACCAAGGCGATGACCGGTCGGTCGTCCTGAATGACCTGATCGCCACGGCCGAGCACTACATCGCGACGGGCGAGGGCGACGACCGCCTTGGCATGTTCGCCTGGACGGCCCCGCCCGGGTCCGCCCCTGACGACCCGCTCGCGCTCGCCGCGGCGAACCCGAACCTCGGGCGCCGCCTCGAGCTCGACACCCTGCTCGCCGACGCCCGCGCTGCGATGCGGGCCGGCGGCAAGAAGCTCGCCGGGTTCAAGACGGAGATCCTGTGCGTCAGGGTCCCGACGCTCGACCCGGCGATCGACCCCGACGGCTGGCTCCGCTGCCTTGACATCGGCGACATCGAGGGCGCACGCGGTCGTATCGCGATGTGTCTCGACGTGTCGCTCGACGCCGAGCACGCGACGCTCGCCGCCGCTGCCGTCCTGCCGGACGGAAGGGTCCGCGTCGAGATCGTGAAGGCGTGGGCGGGGCCGGGCTGCACGGTGCAGGTCGAGCGTGAGCTGCCCGCGTTCCTGGCGAACCTCAAGGTGATGCGTCCGCGCGTCGTCGGGTGGTTCCCGACGGGCCCGGCGGCGTCGCTGTCGGTGTCCATGAAGAAGCGCCGCGGGTGGCCGCCGGCCGGGATCAAGCTCGCCCCGATCAGTGGTGAGACCGCCGACGTGTGCATGTGGTTCGCGGCGCAGGTGACGCACGAGGTCGACGAGAAGCCGGCCCCGATGATCGCCCACTCCGCGGACCCGCTGCTGAACGCGCACGTGGCTCTCGCCGAGCCGCAGCACAGCGGGTCGCGGTGGACGTACGGACGGAAGTCCGGCGGCCACGTCGACGCCCTGTACGCCGCGGCCGGCGCCGCGCACCTGGCCCGCTCGCTACCCGCCCCGGCGGCGGCTGGCCGCGTGGTGTCCGTCCCGACCGACTGACCGGCTCGACCGACGAGAGGACGTGACCCGATGGGCTGGATGCACTCGACCGCTGTCGCCCTCGGCTTCGCGGAGCCTCGCACCGAGCTGGCCGACCAGGGCGCGCGCGACACGTTCGCCGCGGACCAGCCCGACTCTGTCGATGCGGCCATCGCCGCGAAGGTCGCGGAGTCGGTGGGGGCGGCGACGTGGATGCAGCCGGTGACCCGCGAGTTCGCGCTGCAGGTCCCTGCGGTGCTGCGTGGCCGGAACGTGATCTGCTCGGCGGCGCAGCTCCCGCTGCGGCACTTCCGCGCGTCCGACCGGGTGCGTGTCGAGTCGTCGCTGCTCAACCAGATCGACCCGAACGTGCCGAACCTGGTCACCCTCGCGCAGACGTTCGACGACCTGATCTTTCACAGCGTGTCGTGGTGGCAGTACCTCAAGGTCGACCGGGACGGCTTCCCGATCAATGCCCGTCACCTCGACTTCGAGTCGGTGTCGCTGAAGCCGCCTGCCGGGTCGTCGCTGCAGCACCTCCCGTCGGACATCGACCCGGCCGCGGTGGTGTGGGTCGACGGGAAGCCTGCCGACGGTCGCCGCATGATCCGCTTCGACTCGCCGAACCCGGCGCTCCTCGTCGCGGCGAAGCGGGCCATCCGGCGCGCGGCGCTGCTCGACGCGGCGGCGGCGATGTACGCGGAGAACCCGCGGGCGTTGGAGTACTTCACGCCGACCGAGGACGCCGACCCGGAGGAAGAGCAGATCGTCGCGGACATCCGCGCGTGGGTGGCGGCACGCCGCGCCCGCTCGGTCGGCTACGTCCCGTCGTCGCTCAAGCTGAACACCGTCGAGGCGATCACGCCGGCCGACCTGCAGCTCGTCCAGCTCCAGGCGCGCGCGTCGCTGGACATCGCGAACGCGCTCGGCCTCGACCCGGAAGACCTCGGGGTCAGCACGACGTCGCGGACGTACAACAACGCCACCGACCGGCGCCGCGAGAAGCTCAACGACACGTTCGGGCCGTACATGCGGGCCATCGTCGAGCGGCTGTCGATGAACGACGTCACGCGCCGCGGGTACGTCGTCGAGTTCGACCTGACGGAGTACCTCAAGGCGGACCCGCTGACGCAGGCGAACGTCGCGTCGATCTACCACGGCCTCGGTGCCGTGACGGTCGACGAGGTCCGCGCGGACATCGGGAAGGCGCCGCTCGAGGCGGTCCCTGCGCCGGCTGCGGACGCGGCGACGCGGACCCCGCAGACGCCCGCCGCGGCTGCCGCATCACACGCCGAGGTGGCCCGCTACGGCTACGACAGGACCCCGGAGGGCTCCGTGACCATCCCTGCAACGTTCAGCGCCGCCACGGCCCCGCCAGAGGCCGCCGCGGGCGTCCCGGACGCCCCGTCGGTCCGGCGCGTGACGTTCGCTGCGCCCGACGGCGCCTCGACGTTCAAGGTCGACGCGGAGAAGCGGACGATCAGCGGCCTCGCCGTGCCCTACGGCGAGGTGACGTCGGACTGGCGGCAGATCAGCTTCGCGCCTGGCAGCGTCGATGTCCCGGCGAACCTGTCGCGGGTCAAGGTGCTGCTCGGCCACGACGACGGGCACCTGCTCGGCGTCATGACGGCGGCGACGCAGACCGACGCCGGCCTGTTCGTCACCCTGCGGATCTCGCAGACGCAGCGCGGCGACGAGGCCCTGGCGCTCGCGAACGACGGCGCCCTCGACGGGCTCAGCGTGGGCGTGGACATCCACACCTACGAGATCGACACCGACAGCGGCGTCACGACGGCAACGAAGTCGACGCTGCGCGAGACGTCGCTCACCCCCTTCCCGGCGTTCGACAGCGCGCGGGTGGACAAGGTCAACCTCACCTCTCAGAAGGGAACCACCGCCATGACGGTCGCCGACCCCGGCACCATCGACTCGGCCGCCACCCCGGCGGCCACCCCGTCCACCCAGGCGCCGGCGCCCGAGACGGCGAACCTGTCCCGCGAGGACGTCGCGGCGATCGTCTCCGCCGAGCTCTCGCGCCGCGCGCAGCCGGCCGCCACCCCCGTCGCCGAGCCGGCCCCCGCGCCGGCCACCGCGACCTACTTCGGCTCGGACTTCCGGGTCGCCGCGCAGGCCGCGCTCACCGAGGCGTTCGCCTCGATGAACCTCGAGACCCGCGAGACGGTCAACCCGAACCGGGAGACCGCGGCCGCCGTCCGCGAGCCGCTGCCCTACGTCTTCGACCGGGGCGGCAACCTCCTCACCGGCGACCACGACTTCTCCTCGGACATCGTCGCGATGGGCAAGGCGAAGGACCAGGACGGCTCCCAGACCGACGCCGGTCGCCGCGTCATGGCGCTGCTCAAGGCCGCGTTCGCCACGGCCACCACGGACGTCGACGAGCTCAACCCGGCCATCCAGCGGCCCGACATGTACGTCGACCAGAAGGACTACCGGACCCCGCTGTGGGACATCGTGAACAAGGGCGCCCTGCCCAACGGCGTCCAGCCGTTCACGTTCCCCAAGTTCGCCTCGGCCTCCGGCCTCGTCGGCGACCACACCGAGGGCACCGAGCCGACCGTCGGGTCGTTCGTCACGACCGGCCAGACGATCAACCCGACCGGCATCTCGGGCAAGGCCGAGATCAACCGCGAGGTCTGGGACATGGGCGGCAACCCCCAGACGTCCGGCCTCATCTGGAACCAGATGCGGCGCGGCTGGCGCGAGGGCCTCGAGTCGGCCACCGCGACGTTCCTCAACACGCTCACCGCGGCGGTGGACATCACCATCACCGCCGGCGCGGCGGACGACGTCCTCGCCGACGTGTGGGACGACGCGCTCGCCGAGCTCCAGTTCACCCGCGGCTACGACTACTCCGCCTTCGCGGTGGAGAAGGTCCTCTACAAGCGGTTCACGGTCGCGACCGACAGCACCGGCCGCCGGCTCTTCCCGATCCTCAACGGGATGAACAACAACGGCTCCGCGGCCGCGCGCTTCCGCACCCTCGACCTGTCCGGCGTGACGGGCGTCCCGGCCTGGGCGCTGGCGTCCACGTCGGGCGCGCCGAACAACTCCTGGCTGTTCGACCCGATGCACGTCCACGGGTGGGCCACGCCGCCGCAGGAGCTCACGTTCGACGTCCGCGTGAAGAGCGTCGACATCGGCATCTTCGGCTACAAGGCGTTCGCGAACAGCGACATCGCCGCCGTCCGCCAGGTCATCTACGACCTCGTGCCGTGACCCACGGAGCGGCCCGGCCCTGACCGGGCCGGGCCGCTCCCGGGCACGCCCCGAGCAGCTGCACGTGCACCACCCGACGAACGCCGACGGAGGACCGATGGCACCGCGCAAGCGCCGCGCCGAGCAGATGATCGCCCCGCCGGCCCCGGCCGGCGACCCGGCGCCCGACATCGACGAGCCGGACGACGACGAGCTCGACCCCGCCGCGGACGACGTCCGCCGCGGCACCCGGCCCGGCCTGCGGCTGCGCCGCGGCGACCGCCGCAACCGCTTCCGCGCCCAGAGTGAGGACTGATCCGCCGTGGTCGACATCGCTGTGAGGGTCCCCGCCGGCACCGGCGCCGTCCTCCGGTCCGTCATCGCCGACTCCCCGTCCGTGACGGTCTACTCCAACGCCGGGCTCTCGACGCCCGTCACGCTGCCCTACACCCTGCCGACCTCCGGCAGCGTGACGCTGTACCTCGGTGAGGTCGGTCGCTTCCGCGCGACCGTCACCGACACCGCCGGCAGCAAGGTGCTCGGCGTGACCGACGGCAACGCCAACGGCGCCACCCCGCTCGTCTTCACCATCTACGCCGGCGCCGACGCGCCCAGCGCCGCAGGAGCGGACGGCTCCGGCACCTATGCACCCATGCCCTCGGGCGCGCCGACGGTCGGGCAGGTCCCTGTGGTCAGTACGGCAAGCCCTCTCGCCTTGACCTGGGGCGCGGGTGCGGGTGGGGGCTCCATCGACGTCCAGCTCTTCACGTCGTCCGGGACGTGGACGAAGCCGCTCAACGCGAAGGCCGTGTTCGTCGAAGTTCTCGGCGGGGCCGGCGGCGGCGGCTCCGGCCGCCGGGGGGCCGCCACGACGGTCCGGTGCGGCGGCGGTTCCGGGCAGGCCGGCGCCTACGCGGCCCGCTTCTATGTCGCGGCGTCGCTGCCCTCGGACGCCACCGTGACCGTCGGCGCGGGCGGCGTAGGCGGCGCGGCTGTGACCGCGAACGACACGAACGGCAACAACGGTGGGTCCGGGGGCGCCTCGACGTTCGCCCCCAGCGGCGCCGCCGCGATGCTTGTCACCGCGCCGGGCGGCGCGGGCGGCGGAGGTGGCACCAACGCCGCAGGCACGGGCGGCGCCCTCGGGTCCAACTCCAAGCAGGGCACTTCGGCATCCACGACCGGGGCGAACGGCGTCCAGGGCGGCGACACCCTCGGGGCATGGATCACCGGGGCCACGTCCGGCGCTCCGGTCGGAGGCGCGGGAGGCGGCATCACGTCGGCGGACGTCGTCGGGAGCGGCGCGGGCGGCGGCATCAACACCGTGTTCGCGACCACCCGCGCCAGCGCCGGATCCGCTGGTGCTGCCGCTGACTTCGTCGGCGTGCAGGGTGGCGGCGGCGGCGCGGCGTCTGCATCCGCCGCGGCGCAGGCCGGCGGCGCAGGAGGCCTCTACGGCGCGTCAGGCGGCGGCGGCGGCGCATCGCTGAACGGCTTCAACTCCGGGGCGGGCGGCGACGGCGCGGCGGGCGCCGTCCGCGTCGTCACCTACTTCTGATGCCCCGGTACGTCCGGACGGCCGAAGGGCCGAAGAGGGTCACGTCCGGGCCGTTCCTGTGGGACGGGTCAACCGCGTGGGGCGGGTCCGCGGGCGCGGTCGTCGAGTCCACTGCGCAGGGCGGCGGGTACGCCCCGCCGCCGATCCTCGGGTCCGCCCCGCTCCCGAACCCGGTCACGCCGGAGGAGTACGGCGCCACCGGCGACGGAACGACCGACGACACCGCGGCGGTCCAGCAGGCCGTGAACGTCGGCGCTGCTACCGGCCGCGGCTGCAAGTTCTCGCCTCGCACCTACAGCCTGACGTCCGTCTCTGTCCCGGCGGGCGCTCTCTTGGAGGGCACCCGCTACGGCAACAAGGGCAACCCGGGCACCATGCTCCTGGGGGCTGACAAGACCGTGCCAGTACTCAGCATGACCGGCGGGTCGGTCATGGTCCGCGAACTCGGGATCAACGGCGGGGGCTACGCGATCGCCCGTATGCCCGAAGCCGTGGGGCAGATCTCCTACGTCTACCTTGAGCGCGTCGCCGGCACCGGCAACCGGTCCGGGCTGTACCTGCGCGGCCCGGCGTCCGAGTGGTGGATCCGGGACTGCACCTTCTACGGCAACGGGCTGCTCGGTGTCGGCGGCTACGGCATCGACGCCGAGTTCGACGGCTCCCAGCCCGGCGCCCTCGATGGGTTCAACATGTACGACGTCCGCCCCGGCGGCGTCGCCGGGGCCATGAAGGTGCTGTCGGTGACCTCCAACCAGTGGGTCTTGCGGCGCGTCGGGGGGACCGGCGCGGCCGGCCACACGGTCATCCTGGGCGGGTCGTGCGCGCACTGGCTCTGGGAGGACTGCTACTTCGCCGAGGACCAGGGCGGCACCGACCAGACGCCGGAGAACTACGACACGACCGGCAGCATCACATCTGGGTCCAACGTGCTCGCCGTGGCTTCCGCGACCGGCTACGCGACCGGGACGCAGGTCACGGTGGCCGGGGCGGGCGCGTTCGGCGCGCACCTGGTCGCACTGGTGCAGTCCGTCGCGGGGACGAACCTCACCCTTGACACCAACGCCGGGACCGCGGTCACCGGAGCGGCCGTCACCGCCGCCAAGTGGGACACCATCAACTGCCAGAACTACCTAGGCACCGCCCCGAGCGGGCACACCGTGCTGAACTGCGAGATGGGGCGCGGGTCCGGCTCGACAATCCGCTACGGGTGGAACGGCGGCGGCAGCCACACGTTCATCAACCACACCACGTTCAACACCTCGCCGATCTACGACCCGGAATTCGAGGGGACGTACATCAACCTGGCCGGACCGGTCCGGGTCAGGAGCGCGATCCGGTACCCGCGGCTGGCAATCGGCAGGGGGGCCTTCCCTTACTCCGGCCTGGCGAGCGGCCAGGGCGTCGACTTCCGTCTCGGCCTGGTCGACAGCGCCGGCAACGGGACCGGGACGTTCGGCGAGTTCGGGTTCTGGACGCAGGAAGGGTCCGGGACGAAGGTCGCATCGATCACCAAGGACGGCGCGATCAAGTCTCGGTCCCGGACGACCGCGCAGCGCCCGTCGGCCGCGACGGTGGGGGCCGGGGCACGCATCTGGGACAGCGACCTCGGCAAACCGATCTGGTCCAACGGATCGGCGTGGGTTGACGCCACCGGCACCGTGGTCTGACCCCCCGCTGCGCTGCGGCATAGGAACGGCTACCAAGACCCAGCAGATCGTCGGACCGGCGTCGTAGGCTGACCTACGACCAGGGGCCCGGACAGCGCGCCAACGCTGCCCGGGCCTGCCGGAACACCAGATTGCAGCTGGAGCCCGACGATGCAGGACGCTACCCGTCTGCCTGCCCTCACGACCCCTGACCCGCTCGCCGACCCCGCGAACCTCGCGGCCGTCGCGTTCCTGGGCCAGTACCTCAACCGGAACACCCGGGCCGCCTACACCACGGACCTGCGGCTGTACTTCGCGTGGTGCTCGGCCCGCGGCCTGCACCCGCTCCGCGACGTCCAGCGGGCCCACGTCCAGGCGTTCGTCATCCACCTCCTCGAGGAGCGCGGCAACAGCGCCGCCTCCGTCGTCCGCCGGCTGGGCACGATCTCCGGCTACTACGACCTCGCGGTCCTCGACCGGTTCATCGAGCACTCCCCGGCCCACCACCTCAAGCTGCCCAAGGTGCACGTCGACCCGGCCCGCCGGACCTGGCTGAACCGGTTCGAGCTCGGCGCCCTGCTCCGGGTCGCGAAGGCCGCCGGCCCGGCGGACTGGGCGCTGATCGCGCTCCTGGGCACGATCGGGATGCGCGTCTCGGCGACCTGCAACATCCGCGTCGAGGACATCACCACGACCGAGCTCGGCTACCGGATCGTCCACACCATCGGCAAGGGCGACAAGCCCTCGGTCAAGGTGCTCCCGATCCCCGTCATGCTGGCCGTGGACGCCGCCGTGGCCGGCCGCACGAACGGCTGGCTGCTCCTGCGCCGCGACGGCACCCAGATGACCCGCCGCTCGGCCGACCGGGTCCTGCAGCGGCTGTGCCGCGAGGCGGGCATCGCGAAGAAGGTCAGCCCGCACTCCCTGCGCCGCTCGTTCGCCACCCTCGCGCTGCAGGCCGGCGTCGACGTCCGCGTCGTCCAGGACGGCATGGACCACGCCAGCACGCGCACGACGCTCGGCTACGACCGGCTCGGCGTCGAGCTCCACGCGCAGGCCTCCCACACCGTCGCGGCGATGCTCGCCTCCGCGTCGTAGCCCGAACCCAGCCACCACCCGTCAGGCCGCGCCCCCCCCCGGGGGACGCGGCCTGACCCGTCTCTGCCCACGGGAGGTGCCATGCCAGCGACCGCGACCACCTCGACGTCCCTCGACCTCGACGTCGGCGACGAGTGGCTCATCGGCGTCCAGGTCGTCGACGACGCCGGCGCCCCGACCTCGGCCACGGTCTCCGTCCTCGTGACCCCGCCGTCCGGTGGCACCGCGGCCCCGACCGCCACCGAGGACGACACCGGCTCCTACCTCGCCCGGCACACCCTCGCGCTCGCCGGCCGCCACGTCGCTGTCGTCACCGTCTCCGGGACCGTCGTCGCCGTCGTCCCGTTCACCGTCCACGCCGGCGCCGTCGTCACCGCGGCCGGGATGCCGACCGTCGCCGACGTCCGCGCCTACCTCGGTGACACCTCCGCCGACGACACCGAGCTCGCCGACGCCCTGGCCGCCGAGTCCGCCGCGCAGCGCCGCCGCTGCGTCGTCCCCGCCGCGTACCCCACGGACCTGCGGCAGGCCCTCCTGCGCCGCGTCGCCCGCAACCTCGCAGCCCGCCGCGTCCCCGTCGCCCAGTTCACGTCGTTCGACGGCGGCTCCACCTCCTCGCGGGTCCCCGGCCGGGACCCCGAGATCCGCCGCCTCGAGGGCCCCCACCTGCGGATGCCCGTCGCATGAGCGACTACCCGACGATCGCCGAGCTCCGCACGGCGCTCGCGGCCGCGGTGTCCGCGGTGTCGGTGCCCGGGACCCCGGACATCGACGTCACCGTCTACCCCCGCACCGAGCCGCGCGCGGGGCAGGGCTGGACGCAGCCGCCGTCCCTGGAGCCGGGCGGGTTCGGCGGCGTCCACAACGCCACCGTCGCTGTCCTGGTCGCACTGTCCGACGACGTCCGCCGGGCCGACGAGCTGTACACGGCGTGGGCGTCCGCGGTGTTCACCGCGGCCACCAGTGCCGTCCCGGCGGCCGACGCCACCGTCACACCCGAGCAGGTCTCCGCGGGCGACTCGTCGCCGGCGGCGTTTTACGTCCTCGTCGTCACCCTCACCACGGAGGTCCAGTAGTCATGGCCGCTCTCGGCACACGCGCACTCGTCCTGGAGATGGCCACCGCGGCTGCTCCGACGACGTTCACCGACCACACGGCGGCCGTCGCCACCGTGAAGATCAGCACGGCGGAGTCGGACGCCGACTTCACCACGTTCGCGGACGCCGCCGCGGGCGGCGCCCGGGAGTACACCCTGGAGTGCACCCTCGCCCAGGACCTCGCCTCGACGTCGCTGTGGAGCAAGACGTTCGCGAACGCCGGCACCGACGTCCCCGTCAAGGTGTGGCCGAACGGCAAGCCGTCCGGCGGCACGCCGTCCGTCAGCCAGCCGGTCGTCACCGGCACGGTCCAGATCACCGAGCCGGACGGCGACTGGATCGGCGGCGACGCCGACAAGTCGACGACCGCCCGGTTCACCACCGAGGTGGCCTGGAAGTTCCTCGCCAAGCCCGCCATCGCCACCTCCTGACCCGGCCGGGCTCCAGATGGTCGCCGGCGGCGGGGCCCGCATCGACGGACTCACCCGGGTCATCCGGGACCTCGAGCGACTCGGCCTCGACGTCGGCGACCTGAAGGACGCCTTCGCCGGCATCGCCCGGCTCGGCGCCAGCATCGCCACCGGCTTCGCGCCCCGCCTCACCGGCGCGCTCGCCGGGAACATCCGCGGCAACCGGGCGAAGAGCCGAGCGTCCGTCATCGCCGGCGGCGCCCGCGTCCCCTACGCGGGCGTCATCAACTACGGCTGGGAAGCCCGCGGCATCCCCGCCTCAGGGTTCATGCAACGCACCGACGACGCCCTCAGACCTGAGGCGCCGGATCTGCTCATCAAGGCCATCAACGCGGCCATCGACCGGAGAGGACTCTCGTGACCACGCCTGCCAGCGTCACGCCCACCGCCTTCACCCACGTCCCGGACGGCGGCGCCCAGCTGCCCGCCGCCGCGCAGCCCGACCTGGCGTTCGCGCCGGCGCCCGCCCCGCCGGCCCCGGCCGCCGCGGTGGAGGAGCCGCGCAAGCTCGACCCGGAGGAGGTCGCCGGGTCTGTCACCGGGTTCGACGAGATCGCCGTCGAGCGCGCGTTCGGCCGTGAGCTCACCGACCTCGGGGAGTCCACGAAGTCGCTGCGGGCCCTCGCGTTCGTGCTCGCCCGCCGTCGAGGCCTCGACGACACCGCCGCCTACAACGAGGTCATGGGCCAGACCCTCAACCAGGTCATGGACCTGTTCGCCCTGGGCGACGACGAGCCCCAGACGCTGGCCGACGTCCAGGCGGCCATCGAGGGAAAAGCCTGACCCCGGAGACGCCCTCGGCCCGCCGTGACCAGGCGTGGGCCGCGTTCGTCGTCCGCACCGGGCTCGCGTTCCCCCCGGACGTCTACCTCACCCTCACCGCATCGCAGCGCCGCGCCGCCGCGAACGAGGCCTACCGAGCAGCGAAGGGCAGGTGACCCGTGGCCCGGAACAAGCCCATCCGGATCACCATCCTGGGGAACGCGAAGAAGGCGACCGCGACGATCTCCCAGACGTCGCGGGCGCTGACTGCCCTCGGGAAGGCCGGCAAGGGCCTGGCGAAGATCACGGCGCCGCTCGCGTCGTTCACGTCGCTGATCGGCCCCGCGACGTCCGGGGTGCTTGCCCTCGCCAAGGGCGTCACCGCCCTCGGGAAGACCGCGGGGGCGCTGGCCCCGCTCATCGCGTTCGCCCCCGCGGCGGCGGGCGCCTACGCTCTCCTGCGGCTCACCCTGACCAAGGTCGGGGTCGCGCTCGGCGAGGCGTTCCAGCCGCTCGTCGTCGCCTTCAACCGGGCCGGGGACGCCGCGGGCCGGCTCGCCACCAAGGGTGTCGCCCCCCTCGCCCGGGAGTTCGTCCGCCTCAACATGCCCGCCATCTCCGGCGGCATGGACCGGATCGCCGTGTCCACGAACCGGGCCGTCCTCGGCTTCGGCCGGTGGGTCAACAGCGCGGCCGGGCAGAAGCTGGTCCGGGACACCACGAACGGGACGGCGTCCGCTTTCGAGCGCGCCGAGCCCGCCATCACCCGCGCCGCGATTGCGCTCGGCGAGCTCGCGAACCGGGCGAAGATCTCCGACCGGCTCGCCGCGCTCGGTGACACCATCGCCGGGCTCATCGACCGGTTCACGAACTGGGCCAACGCCACCTCGAGCGCCGACATCGATCGGGCCTTGAAGACCGCAGCGGACGCCACCGAGTTCCTGCGGGACAAGCTCATCGCGATCCGTGACGCCATCACCTGGCTCGCCGACAACCAGGTCAAGATCAAGCAGTTCTCCAACGTGCTCGCCGGCCTCGGCCTGGCCCTGAGCATCTACACCCTGAACCCCGTCGGCATCGCCGTCGCCGCGTTCACCCTGCTCGCGAACAACTGGGACACCACCAAGAAGGTGTTCTCCGGGGCCAGCGACTTCTGGGAGAAGACCTGGGCCGGCGCCTCGAAGTCGCCCGCCCTGACGGCGTTCCGCTCCAACACCATCGGCAGCTTCTCCCGGATCACCGACGGCGCGAAGTCCTTCGGCACCTCCGTCACCCCGGCGTTCGCGCAGATCGGTGGCGCCCTGAAGAAGTTCGGCGTCGCGCTCCTGCCGACCCTGACGAAGTTCGGCGAGCAGTTCTCCCGCGTCATCGGCCCCGCGCTCGCCGACATCGGCGTCATCATCCGGGACCAGGTCGCCCCCGCGTTCGCGTCGTTCCTGACCGCCGTCACCCCGATCGCCAAGTTCCTCCTGGGCATCTTCGGGTCCGCGGTCATCGGCGCCCTCAAGGGCGTCGTCAACGTCCTCAAGGGCGCCCTGGTCATCATTTCCGGCGTCTTCAACGTCATCTCCGGGATCCTCACCGGCGACTGGTCCAAGGCCTGGGAAGGCATCAAGCAGATCGTCGCCGGCGCCTTCACCGCCATCATCGGGATCGTCCAGGTCTTCCTGATCATCGGCGTCCTCAAGCTGTTCCGCCTCGGGTTCAGCCTCCTGCGCGGCATCGCCGTCGGCGGCTGGGGCGTCATCAAGGGCCTGTTCACCGGCGCCCTCAACGGGATCCGCACCGGCATCGTCGCGGCCGTCCGCGGCTACTTCGGTCTCTGGTCGTCGTTCTTCCGCGGCGTCTGGGCGATCGTCGTCAACGGCTGGAAGGTCCTGCGGTCCGCGTTCGGCGGCGCCCTCGCCGCGATCCGCACCATCGTCGCCACGTCGTTCGCCGCCGTCCGGGGCGTCTTCGCCCGCGCGTTCACCGCCATCCGGGGGATCGTCACCGGCGCCGGTCCCCGCATCGTCGGCGCCCTCAAGGGCATCGTCAAGAAGATCGACGGGGTGTTCGCCGGTGCGTCCAAGTTCCTCAAGGGCGCCGGCGAGGACATCGTCCGGGGCCTGTGGGACGGCGTCCGCAGCCTCGGCGCCTGGCTCGCCGACAAGGTCACCGGGTTCATCAACTCGACCGTCCCCGGCCCCATCCGCCGCGCCCTCGGCATCAACTCGCCGTCCAAGGTCGCCAAGGGCATCGGCCGGTTCTTCGGCCTCGGCCTGGGCCTGGGCCTCGTCGGCCAGGAGGCCGCCGTCCGCAAGGCCGCCAAGCGGCTCATGGCCGGCATCGCCACCAAGGCCGACAAGAACCTCCTGCGCAGCGCAACGAACAAGGCGCTCGCCGACGTCAACCGCCAGGTCAAGGCACTCAAGGCCGCGGCGGACAAGCAGCGAGCCGTCCTCGCCGGGCTGGTCCAGCAGCGCAAGGACTACGCCGCCCAGATCAAGGACTCTTTCAAGGCCGGCGGCATCACGTCGGTGTCGCTCGAGGGCCTCGGCACCGACCCGCAGGTCGCCCGGTCCGCGCTCGTCACCGGCCTGCAGGCGCGGCTGCGCGCCATCAAGGACTTCCAGGCGAAGATCGCGGCGCTGCGCAAGCGGGGCCTGTCCACGGACATCATCCGGCAGATCGCCGACTCCGGGCTGGAGACCGGCGCCCAGTACCTCGCGTCGCTGTCCGGCGCGAGCCCGGCCCTCATCAAGCAGATCAACCAGCTGAACGGCGCCATCACCCGCGGCGCCGCCGGCGTCGGCGGGACCGTCGCCGACGCCCTGTTCGGGGGCCGGATCAGCGCCGAGCAGGCCAAGCTGGCCAGGATGCCCACGGTCATCCGGATCGACTCGTCCGGGTCCCGCATCGACGACCTGCTCCTGGACCTGCTCCGCAAGGCCATCCGCAAGCAGGGCGGCAACGTCCAGGTCGTGCTGGGCCGGTGAGCCGCCGTGGGTGACCGCAGCCCCTTCCGTGCCGGCTTCCTCGGCGTCGAGCTCTACTACGGCGGCGCCTGGCACGACGTCACGACCGACGTCCACGCGGACGGCGTGGCGATCACCCGGGGCCGCTCACCCGAGGGCGGCCGGGTCGACCCGTCGTCGGCGACCCTGCGGCTGCGCAACGGCACCGGCACCTACTCGCCGCGCAACCCCAGCTCGCCGCTCTACGGCCTCATCGGCAGGAACACCCCGATCCGGGTCTGGACCGAGCACAGCATCGGCGTCCGCTCCTACCGGTTCTGGGGCGAGGTCGTCGAGTGGCCGCAGCGCTGGGAGAAGACCGGCGCCCCGTCCGCGTACTCCCCGATCGTCGCGGCCGGCGTCCTGCGCCGCCTCGGCCAGGGCGCGGCCCCGTTGCGCTCGCCGATGCGGCGGGCGCTGTCCGGGATCGGCTCGAACCTCGTGGCCTACTGGCCGTGCGAGGAAGGGCAGGAGGCGACGTCCGTCGCGCCGCTCGTCGGGACAAAGCCCGTGGTCATCACGGGCGGGACGCCGGCGTTCGCGGGCTACGACGGGTTCCTGAGCAGCGAGCCGGTCGTCGTGCTGAACGACGCGAAGCTGTCGTTCCAGCCGAACAGCTACGCCTCGACGGGGTCCGCCCA